CGACCCCAAGGTTAATGCACAAGGCGAAAAAGGATCCATCCTTATCGTCACCGGTGCCATGCGTCGCTCCATCCGCTCCGAGGTGGTGGGCGATGCTGTTGTATTCTCCTCGAATCTTCCTTACACCGCGCTGCACAATGAGGGTGGCACCATATCCGGCACCCAGAATGTACGCGAACACACCCGTAAGGTTAAAGGGAAAACTGTGCAAGTAAAAGGGCATCAGCGCAAAGTCCATATCACCATCCCGGAACGCCGTTTTATCGGCGACCATGCCAATGTGCGTGATGCTGTTGAGAAGATTGCAACAAAACAGTTTCAAAGATATTCCGAACAATTATCAAATAAATTCCGTAAGCAATGATTATTACACTATTTGAGGCTATTTCAGCCCGACTACGCCACGTCGTTATCGTGGATGGTAAATACTACTATCAACGTCCATGCGAGCGAACTGAGGGCAAACCTGAGCCTAAGTGCGCCATAAATCTCGTGGATATATGGAACGCCAACATTGATGCAATATCCAAGCAGCGTCCGTTCATCCCTCCGGCGGTTTATATCGCGTTTGACCCCGTTCAATGGCAGCCCCTACAACGTGGTGCTAAAGCTGCAGATGTTACTGTCCGGCTTTACCTGATGACCTCCACGCTCGCTACTACCAACTCGCAGTATCGCATGGCTGCGTTAGACCGATTCCACCTCATCCGAACCATTGAACGTGCTTTCGTCGGGTTCTCTTATCCTTGCGACGAACGGGGCATTCAATGCTCTACTTTCAAGCCGGCGTTTACTGTGGTCAATCATAATCACGACCAAATTATCGTTGATGAAATCGACTTCGTTACTCACGTTATTGATTCCTCGGCGGTCATCGACGACCGTAAAATTATGACTCCGCACAATGTTACGCTCGATGATGATTCCGCTCTTTTCGACAACGCCTTCGATGATTCTTATTCTTGATGATACAGAGAGCCGTCGCCCGATCTCCGGACGGCGGCTCTCTTTCCAGGTTTTATGTTGAATGCTAAATGAAATCAAATAAACTTCTCTCTTGAGGTAGCTCGCGCTCCTCATATTCCCCCAACTCTTTCAGATAATTCAGATATGTGCGGTAACACATCGGATATATCGGTATGATAAACCTTCGCCATACTTGCTTGTAACACCGCGCAAGATTGCCCGGTTCATAGTGCTGCCGTGTAATCTCACTAACTAATTTCATACGTTTCAGCGTATTATTGTGATGTTTACTTTGCATTCTCGGAGGTTTTTACTAATTTTGCAATGCGTTCCCAAGGCATTGCTCATTGTCGGTTCTCCGGCAGTGGGCTTTTCTTTTTTCCCACTTCTTGCATTTCGTTAAGATTTTAATCGTTACCTTTGTCCAACGTTCCGTCTTAGGGCTCGCTGTTAAGTGGTCTCCGCTTGCAGCGAGCCCTTCCTTTTACTTCTTGTAAGGTTCTATCTTCACATACCCTTCAATGTGCTTGCGGATCAGTCCGCTCCCTCCGCATATAGGGCACGCCACGCTGCGCTTCCCGGCGAAGCTATCAACTTCTACCGTCCCTTCGGCTTTGCAGTTGCGGCACACTACTATGCTGTCTTTCACGAATTCGGTGCGCTTACCCATCTCATTCTTCGCTTTTCGGTTCTACATAGAAGGTCTCGTCCTGAACCACGTCGATGCGGCAGGTGTCCATCACCTCTTTGCATTCATCCATGTCGCGCTCCGCAAGTAGCTTGTCCTTGGCTATCTCCTCCACAACGCGCACGTACTGGCGTCCTTTCACTTTCAGCAGTTCCAACACGCCTGCCCAGGTCATACCCTTGTGCGCTTTCAGTTTCGGCTGTCCGGTGCGGAATCCAAGCGTGCCATACGCCGTCTCCAGGCTCTTGCGTTTGCTGAACAGCGATTCGCGGTTCTCGGTGGCATACGACTGCATGATGTCGAACGCCTCCTCTTTCTCAGCCTCGAGCTTCGATAGCTCATCGGCATATTTCTCTCGTGTCTTGGTTAGTTTCGCATCCATCTCTGCTGTCAGGTAGCGAACCTTTGCGTCTGCGTTTGCATAGCTGTTAAACGCTTCTTCCATCTGCTCTCGGGTGATGCCCGTCAGAATGGTTTTCTTTACTCTTTTTGCCATTGTTTAATTGTTGTTTAATGGGTTATTAATCACTGTTTATTCATATTCTTCTATCTCCTCGGCAAGATATTCTGCCATATCTGCTTCATTGTCCGCCCAGATGCTCAGCTCTTGCATAAACATCACGTAATCCTCTGTATCCAGGTCTGCAGTCATCGCCTTAATCTGGTGCTGAAGCTCTTTCATGATGGTTCTCGTGTTCATGGCTCGTTTCAGTTTAATAGGTCGCCGGAGAAGTGCTGCTTGTAGCTGATCTCTCCGCATACCTTGTTCACACTGCGCGCATCCTTCTGCTTCTTTAGAAACATACTGTAAATGCTTCTCAATCGCTCCAAGGATATCTGATTGAAGTGATCCACGCCCGTTGCCCGGCACGCTATCGACTTGATGTAGTCGATGTTCCCTTCTTTGCCGATGAGCTTCAACCATCCACCTATTGCGCCTATCACTCGCTTGCGCATCTTCGATGCTTTCGCAGCCTCCGGATTCAGCAGCCCCTCCAGATACTCACACGCCTCTATCAGCTGCGAGTTGCTCATGTCCTTGCTGCTCTCAACGCCATAGCCGCTGATCACCGCCATCTTCATGTCGCTGGTCATATTCAACCGGCTGCAGATGGTGTGAAACTTTCGTAGCAACCATTTCTGGTTCTGTGCTGTTACTGTTGCCATATAGCTCTTTTTTGTTTGTTAGTCTTTCGTCGTCATTCGGGCGTAATACTTGGCTGCGCCCTCCTCCCATATTATGAAGTCGTCGCCGCCTCCGGTTGCCCCGGAAAATCGGGTCGTTACCACGGCTTTGAACCCCTCTACTCTGATCTTCACCTCGCTCAGCTTCCTCACGTGCTTGGCTATCGCCGGATATGGCTTCCCGCCCTCCTCGTGCGCTATGAAGATGAATAGCTTGTCCGGAAATTCATCTATCAGCTCGGTGAATGTCGTGCGCGTAAACCCGATTAATGCCGTGATGGAGTCTATCACTATCACCTGCGGACTCTTCCGCTTATGCAACCGGGCTTTTAAGCTCGTTATCTGCTCTTTCGAGTAAACTACCACCTTTCTCCCACATTCCCCCATAGAGGCGTTATTCCATGCGTTCTGAAAGCTCTGTGATAGCCCTTGCTCTATCGTGTCGTATGCCACGCGATCTACAAACTTCGTTAGATACGACAGCAGCTTCAATGCAAAGTGTGTCTTGCCGCTGCCACTCTCTCCGTAGATGATCCACGAGCCTCGCAACTCCGGCTTCCCAAACGAGGCTAACCACTGCCCGTCAAACTCCGCCGTCGCAAATTTCGCGTCGCATACGTTTCTGTTACTATATGCTCTGTCCATCACGCCCTCCTATTCGTTATCTACATAGACCGCTACAAGCGATTCCTCGGCGGCGTGATACAATTTCCATAGATCTTCGTCGGTAAGGTCTCCACTTACCGCAACCACTTCTCGCGTTATTTCGGTACGCCCGATGGTTATCGGACTACCGCTGCACTCTGTCAACCAACTCTTGAGGAGTGGCGCGAGTCCTTCGCTGAATATGATAATGTCGGTTTTCATGTTGTCAGGTAATTAGAAAGTTTTTATGTGATGAAGTCCGTCGCGCTGCTACTTGCCGCTTTTCTGTTTCACGGCGTGAACCAGCCGCTTTACGCGCCGTAGATCGCAGTCGCTGTCATCTACTATCTTCTCTATTACCCCGGCATCTTCAAGCCCGTTGGCGCGGCATACCGCCCTGATGTCGTCGCCGTTTACTACCGGCATCGGGATGAACTTGCGCCCAATCCTGGAGTAGATCTCTTTGTACCCCTTGCGGTTGTTCATCGCTCCGCGCTCGATGCGCTTCTTCAAGTACGGGGTCGCGCAAAGAACTATACCCACCGTGTCCTCCAGCTTGTTGTACAGCGTGATGAAGAAGTGCAGCACCTGGTCGCTCAGTTTGTCTGCCTCATCCAGCACGATCAGAACCCCCTCGCGACGTTTCAAGTGGCGGAGTGATTCCCTTACCATGTCGGCTACCGTGTTCCCTCCGGCCTCTACTCCCATGCTCTGGAGCAGCTCGCTCAGGAACTCTTTCCGGTTCCAATACTCTGAGCAGCTCAGTGTCATCACTCCGCGGTTCTGCTCGGTGTACGCCTTGATTGCTTGGCTCTTGCCACATCCGGCATCACCGACTACCGCCATCACCAACGAGTGTTCCTGAGCATCGCGCAGCACGTCGGTCATTCTGCCGTAACCTGCCGTCTCGATCACTGTCCACTTTCTGGCATCGTAACCTATCTGGTTCGCTACCGTGCGCCACATGTCGTCTGCTATCAGTTCCCACTTGCCGTTCAGAATCTGGCTCACTGTGGCTGCGCTTACTCCGCGGAGGCTCTTGGCTGCCGCATTTTGGCTCTCTTTCTGTTCTACGTAACCGCGTAGCTTTTCTGCTATCGCGTTCTTTTCTGCATATTTCATTTTATTAAATTTATTAGTTCACAATTAGTATAAGTCGAAGGTGCTCTCTGCCCCTGATGCCACTTGCTCCTCGTATTCTGCCTCCTCCGCTACTTCGGTATATTCCAACCGGTATTTGTTGCGGCGGTCTTTATGCTGGCCGCGGCTGTCGGTAATCAGGCTCTTGGCATACGGGTTGTTGTAATCGGGGTGCTGCAGTAGGCTCGCCCTTACCAGCTCTGTATTCTCCTGGTCGAACTCTACCACCGTGCGCTTTAGCTCTTGGTTGAATTCTTTCACGCGCTGCAACGCTTCCGAATCTCCGGCGCGGCGATCTGCCAACGCCATCGGCTGAAGATGTTTCTCCTCAAGCAAGAATCGGATATCACCCTCATCGCTCACTGCCAACACCTCATGCAAGTTATCCGGATCATACTTCACATTCCAGCGGATATGTGAGTATTTGCGAAACTCGATGTCGAAGCTGTCGTATGTGCGCTTCGCACCAAGCAATCGGATATTCAAGCCGCTACCTTCAAGGGCGTTCTTATACCCGGTCTCCTCACCGAAGGTCAGCAGGTAGCTCTCCGTTGTCATCGGCAGTCTGCGCTCTGCCGGTAGTTTCTTGTATCCTTCCAAATACGCCTCGCGCTTCAGCTCGCGCTCCGAGTTTACTATCCACTCTATCTGTCCGCGTACCGTGGCCTCGTCGGGTATATCCCCTTTATGGGCATTCAGCCACTCAAGGTTCGGCTGGCTCTCTTTGCGCGAGGTGATGCCATAGCCGCTCCAGTTCCCGGCGCACTTCTTGGCGTATTTCTTATTCAGATACTTGAAATACGGCTCGATGATTTTTGCCTTCGCGTTACCGACTTGAGCCGGTGTCACATATTCCGCTATCCCGTAGATCGGCAGCATTATCTTGATCTGATAATTGTCGCTCTGTATCTGCACCGGGCGTAAGCGCTCGCCAAACAGCTCTGCAGTGTGATTCGTAGCGTTGCGCAACGCCATCTTTATCAGTGCCGGGCATTCATGCTCGCCTATCGCATAACCTATCGGGTATTTATTGAAGGCATCCAACACCACAACTATCGTCAGGCGGTGGCAGTAGGTCATCGTCCCCTTCTTGCCGTTGCTCCGCTTCTTGTAGTAGAGCTCCACAGTCCATCCGTCAAGTGTCCAATACAGCATCGGTGCCGTCGGCGCGTAGCGCTTAACCTGCATCCCAAGCTTGTTCATGTAATCTTTCGCTCCATAGCGCCCGGCATTCACTGCCCAGCCATATTTCTGCGCCCAGTTCCACACTGTCCGCCGGTCTATCGTCTGCCATCCAAACTCGCCGGCTACCGTGTTGTAATATTCGGCTACCTCTGCGCAATCAAGGTTCGTATGGAAGCCGATAAATTTCGTGATCAACGCTATCTGTTCCGGCGTCGCTATCCGTGAGATAAACACCTCATAGTGGCGTTCTCCATCTGTGTAGTATTCCCCAAACTTGCGCTGCAACACTCGCGGATTCTCCGGCAACGTGTGGGGGTAGATGTCCGCAATGCGTGGTAGTCGTTCTGCCACCGATTGCCAAAAATCGCGACGCAGCACTCGGTTGCGCTTATTCTGCTTACGCTGCTCTGAATCCGCCTCATCAAGTATCTGCTTGCAGGTGTTCAGTATCGAGGCATTGTGGGTGTAAAGCATCCGTTTCTCGGTGCTCAATCCGCGTACGCCCTCTATCTTAACGCTCTCATAGTAGGCAGCTGCTGCGTTGTCTATTACCACCATGTCGATAAACTTGCGCGCCTCGGCTTGCTCCTCGCTCGCTGAGTAGCGCTTCTTTACCTCCGTGCGGTATTTTATCGGGAGACTTTCAACAGCATACAGCGCAGGCGTTCCATAGCTGCTGCGTCGAACGCGCAAGTCCTCATTACGATCACACAGATGCATCAATGCGGCGTTCGTAATTATTCCACTCGTCAGTTCGGCGTGGCTTATGCAGAGTACATTGTTGTATGTTTCCATTTCCGTTCCTCCTATCCTTAGAGCGTTAAGGCGCGCTCCTGCATCCCCGGTATCTCAGTGATGTGCGGATTCTCCCAGATTTCTACTACTTCCCCGTCTGCCTTGCGCAGCTCTACATGGCCGGTCTCCAGGCACCCCTCCAACATCGCTCCGTTCTCGAAG